TACCCAACTTGTGGGCTACCGCTTTTTCTACTGTCATGGCACGTGCTGAACCACCTGTGATGACTAATTTCAGCAGGGGGTCGTTCAACTGGGCGTCAGACCATATACCTATCTCATCGACGCAGCGGTGGTCATCACACAGGAGCCATTCATCTTGCGCCTGACTGACTGGCTCATGGAGAAACAACTCCCCGGTTTCGTTGCTCATGAGCAGGTCCTTGCGACCACTGGTCAGGTGCATGTAGTCTGGGTGTGTGCGAAGTGGGTCTATTCTGGTGTACTCCACATGCACAGTGCCAATGACGGGCTTCTTGATCACTTGATCTTCCACTTCAGCTCACCATCGGTCCACTTGGCATCACGCCATTGGCGAATGACACACGTGTTTCCCGCCAAGGTATCCCCGTACGAAGTGATGTCAACCTCCTCCTCGACCTGCAAAATGAGCTTATTTTCCATGGATTGCTCTCCTCTTAGCTACCCGGATCACCATAGAGAGGGCAGGAGACACATCAACCAAGGTGTCTGGGTCATGACCTTCGATATGAAGGGACTGTACAGCATTCACGACCTGTGCTGCCTCAAGGGTGAGTGGGCGTGGTTGAATGCGCTGTGCTGCGAGCACAAGGGCCTGCCTGAGGGTGTAACGGAAGAAAAACCAGCGCCGTTCTTCCCTGATGATGGTGTCAACAAGGTTGTCGAACCGCTGCATGTCCGTCCTAAGGACCCATTCACAGCCTGTGAGCACGTCTTGTAGTGTAAACTTTGGCATGTATTGCTACCCCTTCTGGTTGTGATTGACATCCTTAGGTGGGCGCCGATCTGGGCCGTTTGTACCAGCGCCGCGGCGGAAAGTCAAGGCGGCGGCGTGCTCGAACACCAAAATATCTCAAAAAAGCGTGTAACTATCTCATTAACTATCTCATGTAAACTTTCGTGAATCGTTTGTTTCCAATGGGTTAGAGTGAGATATCTCACTATCTCACTTTTTTTGGATAATGTGAAAAGACAGGCACATAGGCCAAAGTTTACGTACGCGTGAGAGTGCGCGGTCACACCGTAAGGTTGAGTAAAATGACCCCCTCAGGCGAAAGCTTATATAAAAAATATGAGATATCTAGATAGTTATGATATTATATATTATTTTATTCAATGAAATCAATGGTTGGTCCTTAAATTCCTGTGACTCTTTGGCTAACGTGGAATGGAGTCCTACACATTCGAGATATTTGCCTACTTTTTGCCATAATTTATGCCAAAAAACATTCAATTGACACAATTACATATGTTTATGCGTGATTTTACGACATACCCCTGTCGCAATTGAGCCATTTACACCCAATCTACTCAATACAGTGTACGTTTGCGCGTTAGAATCAAGCTATGACCCCCCGACGTATGGGGTGAGCGTAGCGAGCAAGTGTAAACTTAGCCTAAAAAGACCAATAAAAACATACTGTACTGTGTACAATGTGCGTTCGAACAGCCAAAACCAGCCTGCCAACAGCAAGCTGTGAGGTGTAACCAGAGAAAAAGGGCGCTTGCGCGCCCCTATTGTCGTGTTGCTCTGTCGTACATGTCCGGTATTCGATGCGGACCATCCGATATGTTGCAGGCAGCAAGTGCCCGCCGTGACCATTCACGAGCTTCAGCCTCTGTGGCTTCGCAGCCAAGGTCGAGGATCAGTTCACCGCGCCTAAGGATGGCCACCCATTCGTTGCGCGCGGACACGAACGCTATGTTGACTCGGATTGACATATGTAAACTCCATGAATAGAGGTGAAGCGGGCAGCTTGCGCTGCCCGCGGGAGGTCAATTGTCGTATTTCAGGACCATATCGCCTGTGGCATTGTAGACAGCTACAGGAAAGGCCCTTGGATTGCGGCGCAATTGGTCCACGCGTTTGAGCAGTTCTGCCCATGTATTGCGTTTGATCTCATGCTCGCGCCCATCTGCACCCCAGTAAGTAGCACTGTACATATTTGTAACTCCAGTTAGAGGGTTTTAGGTGGCGGGACTATTCCCGCCACCCATTGTCGTTAAAGCTTAATGCCCTTGGTGGCCTTGGCTTTTGGAGCTTCGAGAGGAACCACAACAACACGGCATTTGCCGAAGTTGTGGCCGAAAGCGAGGGTCTGATCTGCCTTGATGAACTTGGCAGCTCGGCCAGCGAGAACAAAGGCGTTCTCAAAGGCTTCACGTGAAGCGCGGGCTTCTGCGCTTTGGGATTTGAACTTGTCATACAGACCCTTGAGGGTCGGGGTGAGATTGTCCGTATCCACGTCTTGACCGTCGTTCTTCCAGTCGAGGGTGTTCTTAGCCATGGTGTATCTACCTTTTCAAACAGCGGGGGCTTTGTCTGCCCTAGCCCCCGGTAGAGGGCATCGAAGTGGTTTGCTTCGATGGGTTCAATATGGCCCATCTGTCCCTGATTGTCAAATCACCCTTGCTTCCTTTATGCTTGCGGCTTGACCCTACACCCCACCCCTTTTGCGCTCGCGCGGGCATGGCCGGGAGGGGGGTACATGGACAGAGAAATCATGACCACCCCCTCATATATCCCCACCTCTCAGAACACGACCCAGAATTACAAAGGTTTACATAAGTGTAGCCCAAAAATTTTTACCCGACCCCCTTGACGGTAGGTTAATTTTATGCAATGAGTTACATCCATGCAAATCAGGCTCGTCTCCAACCAAAAACCCACCCAACCGGCTCCCCCGGGGGTCATCTATGTGGATGTTAACCAGCGGACGTTGAGGTCAAGCGAGCACACCTTCGTGCTGACCCCACTGATGTACCGCGTGCTCATGTGCTTCCTCATGAACCTCAACAAAAACATGTCGATGTGGGAGATTTTCTACGCCGCGTGGGATATCAGGCAGGACCCCGATGGTGGTCCCTTGAACGTACGGCAGGTCGTGGATAACATGATCAACAAACTGCGTGAGCCCTGTGCCCTGATAGGCATTCCGATTATCAACGTCCGGCCGCATGGCTGGCACATCAAGGCAGACCCATCCGATGTCGTACCCGGAGTTCCCACCAGAGCGCCCATCATCCTCCACGAACCCCTCAATAAATACCCCGGTGGACCCAAGAAACCAACCCTTGACCCTGTCGGAATTGAAGAGGTTGCTGCGCACTTTGAGCTGGCAGGACCTTGAGCTCATGGGTGAGGAGCTCGATCTGATACGGACCGATAGGGGTCGCCACCCGCATGGGTGGCTCTCACCAGACGACTTGGATTTTTGGAGGCAACGATAGTGAGTGATGATGGTGCGGTGATACACCCATTCAAGGGTGACTATGTCGTCGGCAAGCGTGAGGTCAATGCGCACGTGGTGCATGATCTTGAAGAGGCGCTGCAGATGGCCAAGGATGGCGAGATCAACGGTATCTGCCTCGTGGCTAACAAATACAACGCTGAGACCACAACGTGGTGTGAGGGTATGATTACACAGGTGATGCTCGGCGGTGTGTGGCTCGCAATGTCCAAATTGACAGAGCACCTGATCAAGGACTAGGCTCGCACCCTATGAGCAACACACAACTCCTCGAACCGCAGCAATATACCGAGTGGAACGACCGCCTCGCGTTCGACATCGCACTGCGTCTAGAAGGCTCAGGCGAAGAGCTTCCTGAAATCTGCCTGCGGCACAACATCATCACCCGTGACATCCTGCGCTTCAACAAGGACCCTGTGTTCCGCAGCAAGGTGCAGGCCCTGCGTGACGACATCAAGGCCAACGGCGTGACGTTCAAGATGAAGGCACGCGCGCAGGCTGAAGAACTCCTGACAACAAGCTGGCTCATGATCCACAACCCCGATGTCTCGCCTGCCGTGCGCGCGGACCTGATCAAGTCCACTGTGAAGTGGGCCGGGCTTGAGCCCAAGCCCAACGAGGTTGATACCAACACAGGCGGTGGTGTGAAGATCACGATTAATCTTGGCGGAGGCCCAGCCACAGCTGTCGCTACAAAGACTATCGAAGGAACGACCAACCCACAAGAGGGAGAAGCAGCATGAGACTGAGAGCACAAGTTACTGAAGGTATGGGTTTCCAGCAGGCCGTGAAGATTTGGATCGGGCTGGTGTTCCCCAAGGAGGTCGTCGAGAACGAGCAGGAGCGGAACCACAGGTTCCTCGAAGAGGCACTCGAACTTGTCCAAGCCTGCGGCTGCACGGCAGAGGCAGCGCACAAGTTGGTTGACCACGTGTTCGGCCGGTCAGTGGGCGAGACGCCACAGGAAGTTGGTGGTGTGATGATCACGCTGGCAGCGCTGTGCAACGTGCACAAGATCGACATGGATGAGGCAGCGCTTGATGAACTCGACCGTGTCGGGCTCAAGATCAATAACATCCGCGAGAAGCAGAAGCTCAAGCCGAGACTTTACGACGGCAAGGTGGAGTTCATTCGTGGGTAATCTCCCTCACGATCTGCAGTCCATGGTCGAGTACGACTTCATAGGCGACCCGCAGATCAGGGTAACTTCTCCACAAGCTGTCAACGAGATCACACGCCGCCTCATCGAGTGCGGCGTGTCGTTCAAAACGAAACTCAGTCGGGTCAAGAAAATGGGTCCGATATACCTGATCAAGATTTACTCATGAGTGCTGGGCTCGTCATCGACTACACACCCCCACCGACAGGGGCTGCATTCATGAACAGTGACGCGCGCATGCGCGTTCTCATGGGTCCGGTCGGTTCGGGCAAGTCAGTGACCTGCTCATTCGAGATCGTGCGGCGCGGCAGCGCGCAGGCCCCCAACCAGAGGGGGATCAGGAAGACACGCTTCGCAGTAGTCCGCGAAACCGCGCGCCAGCTTCAGGATACAACGATCAAGACGTTCCTCGACTGGTTCCCACCGGGTGTCTGCGGCAACTACATGCGCACCACGAAAACATATTTCTTCCAGCTTGGTGATGTCGAGATCGAGATCATGTTTCGCGCGCTCGATGACGCAGATGACGTGGCCAACCTCAACTCACTGGAGCTTACGGGGGCGTGGTTCAATGAGTGCCGTGATATCCACCCCGAGATCATTGACGCCATGTCTAAACGCGTCGGTCGCTTCCCATCGAAGAAGGACGGCGGGCCGACATGGTTCGGCATGTGGGGGGATACCAACCCGCCAACGATGGATACATGGTGGTATTATCAGCTTGAGCATCTCGACCCCAAAGATGGTGTGAGCCCCAACGACAACGGCTGGGAAGTGTTCAAGCAACCCTCGGGGCGCAGTCCCTTTGCTGAGAATATCGAGAACCTGCCGGACGACTACTACACGATCCGCGGCCGCAGCGATGAGTACATTCGCGTCTACATCGACGGTGAGTACGGCCTCAGCTCAGCGGGTATGCCCGTCTACAAATACTTCCGGCCGGACTATCACGTGGCCAAAAACAGGCTCACTTACTTGCGCCTGAGCAACAGGCCCATCATCGTGGGCATGGACCTTGGGTTGACGCCCGCGGCGATCATAGGGCAGCATGATCCTCTGGGTCGTGCGCTTATCCTCGGTGAATGCGTGAGCTTCGATATGGGTGCACAGCGGTTCATCCGGTCGATGCTCAAACCGTTCCTGACGACAAACTTCCCGGGCATGAATGTGATCATCGTCGTTGACCCGGCTGGCACACAGCGTGCCCAGACCGATGAGCGCAGCGTGGTGGATATCATCAAGGCTGAAGGCTTCCGTGTCATTCCGGCCAAGACCAACAGCATCTCCGCGCGCCTGAGCGCCGTGGACGACTTCCTGATGCGGCAGGTCGATGGCAACGCTGCGTTCCTCATGGACCCACGCTGCACGCAACTCAAGGCCGCCATGATGGGCGGCTACCGGTACAAGCCCAAAGGCGACGGCGAGATCGACAAGGGCAAAGCCTCGCACGTGGCCGAAGCATTGCAATATCTGATGTTACACATTACGATGGGCGGTGAGTCGTTCAAGACACAGCGCCGCGAGATCAAGCAGGTTTCAGCCGCAGGCTGGACCTGAGATCGGGATGCTACCACCCGGGATGGTAGCCAGAAGGAACCTATACCATGGCCAAGAAAGTTCGTGAGCTCGCCAAGAACGACAACTCGAAAGAGGAGAAGTCTGAGACGGCCGCTATGCGCAAGCGCGAAGTTGAACCCAAAAAGAAAGGCAAAAAGTGATATGCACTATCGTAATGGTCGCCCCGCCAAGAATGGGGATAGGGTAGTAAAGCTCGAAGGCGGCAAGGTCGTATCATTCGGCGTGCTGCACTCAGCTGTGGAAGGCAATGATTATTGCAATGGTAACATTGCGGTTGTCCAGCCAGCCAACGATTACGCTTGCATGGTGGACTGTCTTCACGTTGACGACGTGGCTGAGCTTCTTACCAAGGCCGAGCTGGACAAGCGTCCAGCCGGAAAGTGAGCCGACATACTACCTATTGACATAAGTTTAGGAAGCCTACTATAGTTTGATCTGCCGAGGTTCCCCATGTCCCGGCAACTGGGCTTTCCCCCCAGAGTTGGTCTGTTAGAAAACCCCCGGTTGGCCTCAGCTGGGGGTTTTCGTTTACCATACCACAGTAAGTTTACAGGCTATTGCGCATGAACAAGTTTTCAGGTAGCATGCGCGCCCATGAAGAAACCGACACCATCAAAGCGGCCGGTTAAGCGGGGGCCTAAGAAGTTTGCAGAAGGGGGCCTTGTACCCGACGCAAAGAAACCAATCCCTCAGATCAAGACTGGAAAGCTGTTCTAATGGCGGGGCTGCAAATCCTGCGCGCCGTGGGCAGTGGCGAGCTTGCCCGCATGGAGCAGGCGCGCACTAACGCGGAGCTTGAGGCCCGCCAACAAGCGCCTTTGATCCAAGGACTTGCTGCGCATTTGCGCACCTGCTGGGACGCAGCCAAGACTGAGAAATCCACTATTGAAGCCATCATGCTCAAGGCCATGCGCCAGCGTAATGGCGTGTACGAAGCTGACAAGCAGGCGGCCATTGCCAAGCAGGGCGGCTCTGATGTCTACATGATGATCACCGAGGTTAAGTGCCGTGCGGCTGAGTCGTGGATGCGTGACATCCTGCTCGACGATGGCACCCCACCATGGGATATCGCACCCACACCGATCCCTGATCTACAGCCAGACGAGATGGAGCAGCTGCGCGCTGCCTTCGAGGACAAGGTTGTCGAGTGTCTGGGCACCGAAGGGCGCGCACCGTCCAAGGAAGAGATGCAGAGCATCTACGAGATGCTCCTGCAGAACCGCAAGTTTGACCTCATGCACGCGGCTGAAGCCCGCTGCGGGCGCATGAAAGACAAGATCGAGGACCAGTTTGCTGAAGGCGGCTGGGCCGACAGCTTCAACGACTTCATCACTGACCTCGTGACCTATCCAGCCGCGTTCATTAAGGGTCCCATCGTCCGGCGTCAGCGCACGCTGGGGTGGGCGAAGGACGCACAGGGCAAGACCATTGCTGTTCCCACTGAACGCATTGCGCCTGAGTACGAGCGTGTCAATCCATTCAACATCTACCCTGAGCCCGGCATCACCACGATCGATGAGGGGTACATTTTCGAGCATCATCCGCTGACACGGACAATGCTGTCTGAGCTCATTGGTGTGCCCGGCTATGACGATCAGGCGATCCGTGCAGTGCTTGCCGATGGTGGCTACACATCGTGGCTCAACATCAGCGTGACAAACGAGAAGGCAGCCAACGAGCGCAAGTTCAACACCCAGCTGCGCCCCACTGACATGTACGATGCCCTTGAGTTCTGGGGTAAGGTCAGCGGCAAGATGCTGCGTGATTGGGGGCTCACTGAGCAGGAAGTGCCAGATGAAGCCAAGGAATACGACGCCAACGTCTGGCTCATTGGCAACTACGTCATCAAGGCTGTGCTCAACTACGACCCGCTGGGTGTGAAGCCTTACTCCAAAACATCTTTTATCAAGTGCCCCGGGGCTTTCTGGGGTAAGGGTATTCCTGAGATCATCGAGGACCTGCAGAATATCTGCAACGCTGCTGCACGTTCCCTTGTGAACAACATGGGCATCGCCTCTGGTCCGCAGGTCGAGGTCAACCTCGAACGCATTCCTCCGAACGAGGACATCACGCAGGTTTACCCATGGAAAATCTGGCAGGTGATCAACGATCCGATCGGTGCCAACCAGCCTGCTGTGCGGTTCAATCAGCCGCTTGACAATTCGAAATCGCTTGTCGAGGTGTATGAGAAGTTCTCGCGCCTTGCTGACGACCACTCGGGCATCCCCGCGTATCTCTATGGTGACACCAACGTGCAAGGCGCAGGGCGGACATCGTCCGGGCTGGGCATGCTCATGGGTGCTGCCGGCAAGGGTATCCGTCAGGTCATCATGCACATTGATGCTGATGTCATTGAGCCCGTGGTCAAGCGCCAGTTTGTCTACAACATGCGGTACGATGAGGATGAGTCGATCAAGGGTGACCTCATTGTGCAACCGAAGGGTGCTGTGAACCTTGCCACCAAGGAGCAGATGAACGCTCGTCGGGTCGAGTTCCTCACGGCCACAGCCAATCCGATCGACATCGAGATCATGGGCAAGGAAGGCCGCGCAGTCGTGCTGCGCGAGGTTGCCAAGGGTCTGCAGCTGCCATCCGATGACGCAGTGCCGTCACGCGAGAAGGCTGCCTACGACGCACATGTTGCGGGCTCGGCACCGCCTCCGGGTGGCCCACCCGGTGCACCGCCGTCTGCCGGGCCGTCGCCCGCAGCGCCCGGCTCTACCCCATTACACCCTGATGGTTCACCGAAAGGTGGACAGTCAGGTGCACTTGCAGTCCCACGTCAACTTGGTGGAGGGCAATAATGCGTCCGACCCCAGATGAGGCGATGATGCTGCAGGTCGTTGCGAAGGCCAATCCGAGGCTCGTTGAGTTCGTCCAGAAATGGGTGCGCGCCGAGCTGGATATTCTGCCTTCACAACAACAGGACGTGGCAAAGAAGCAAGGATATTGCCTCGCCCTGCAAGAGCTTTACAAGCTCCTCGTCCCACCTGCACCCGCGGCAAGGCAAGGCCCGCCGGGGGGAAATCAAGTTTAACATGCACACCGCATAGGAGCATATCGTGGCAGTACCCGAACAAGTTCGCAAGCAATCTGAGGCCATTCAGGCCCTCTATGCTGACCTCAACACCGATGCTGGCGCAGCCGCAGCTGCCGCCGAGGCTGAAGGTGCGGCTGGCGCAGAGGCTGGTGCCGACAGTGTTGTGACTGAAGTTCAACCAGCAGTGACCCCTGAGTCGATCACTGCTGCGCTCGCGGAAGCAGAGCAAAAATATCGGAGCCTTCAAGGGATGTACAACAAGGACAATGCTGCGCTGCGGACTGCTTCCCAGCGCGTGCAGGAACTTGAGGCGCTTATCGCATCGTTCTCCGCGGTTACCCCGACCCCAGCGGCCCCGGCGGCTCCAGTGCAAGTCACTGATGCCGACCGCGCTGAGTATGGTGATACCATCGACATGATGCGTAAGGTCACTCAATCCGAGCTTCACCCACTGCTGACACGTTTGGCAGCTGTGGAAACGGCGCTTGGTAACTTGTCTACAAACTTGAACACATCAGTTCTTCCACAGGTACGGCAGGTTGCTCAGCAACAGGCCATGTCTGCGGAGGACCGGTTCTGGACCACATTGTCCAGCGACGTACCTAACTGGCAGCAAATCAACAACGACCCGAAATTTCAGTCGTGGTTGTTGCAGGTTGACCCGCTTACTGGCACGACGCGACAGGCGTTCTTGGAACAGGCCCAGCAGAAACTTGATGTGCAAAGGGTGGTTGCCTTCTTCCGTGCGTTTTCACCGCCTGCCCCTGCAGCGGCTGCCGCAACCGACACGACTCAGCCCAGTGCATCAGAACTCGAAAAGCAGATTGCTCCCGGCCGCTCGCGCGGTGGGAAGCCACCTGTGAACCCCACTGCAAAACAATGGACCCCAGCCGAAGCCGCCAAGCTTTATGACGACAAACGCAAGGGTGTCTATGTGGGACGGGAAGCTGAATTCAAGAAACTCGAAGTCGATCTTTTTGCTGCGCAAGCGGAAGGTCGCTATAACGCAACCGCATAGATAAGGAACTACGACTATGGCATTTCCAGTCGCCTCTGGCCGCCCCTCTTACTCGGGTAACTTCATCCCCGAAATCTGGGCCGGCAAGCTGATCGAGAACTTCTACGACGCTACGGTTCTCGCAGCTATTTCGAACACCGACTACGAGGGCTCGATCAAGGCCCACGGTGACACGGTGAACATCCGCACGACCCCGACTATCAACCTGCGCACCTACGTCAAAGGTCAGGCGCTGACGGTTGATACGCCGGACAACCCGAAGCTCCAGCTGCTCATCGACAAGGGTGATTATTTCGCCTGCGTTGAAGATGACATCGACAAGGTCCAGTCTGACATCAAGTTGATGGATGTTTGGTCCAAGGATGCCTCCGAGCAGATGAAGATCAAGATCGACAGGCGTGTGCTCACGGACTTGCTCCCTGACATCGCCGCGATCAACAAGGGTGCCAATGCTGGCCGCATCACTGCGTCTATCAACCTCGGCACGACCGGCACACCGCGCGCCATCGACAAGACCAACGTCCTCGATTTCATCGTTGATGTGGGTCAGGTGCTCGACGAAGCCAACTGCCCTGAAGGTGACCGCTACATGGTGATCCCTGCCAAGATGGCTGCGATTATCAAGAAGTCGGCCCTGCAGAACGTCTACGTGTCTGGTGACACTGTCTCGATCGTGCGTAACGGCAAGATCGGTATGGTTGACCGGTTCACCATGTACGTGTCGCACAACCTGAACCTCGCCTCTGGCGGCAAGTTCAGCATCATCGCCGGCCACAAGATGGGCTTCACGTTCGCGTCGCAGATGACGAACATGGAAACCATCCGCTCGCAGACCACCTTCGGTAACATCATCCGCGGTCTGCAGGTTTATGGCTATAAGGTGGTGAAAGGCGAAGCTCTCAGCCAGTCGGTCGTCACGATTACGTAGTTGGTTAGGGGCTTCGGCCCCTTCCTCCCTGTAACAATTTTCTCTGAGGAGATAGAACTATGGTTGCTTATACTGACTCCCTTGGCTTCAACAAGGGTACTGGTCCCCTCCCTGATGACGCACTTGCCAAAGTGTTCGTCGCGGACGTGACTCTCGACTTCACCAAGATTGCTGCTGCGCGTGTTGCTGCAGGCGTGGCTGCAATCGCGGTTGGTGATACTCTCGTGGCGATGATCATCCCAGCGAAATGCCTCGTTGAAAACGTCGGCATGGAACTAGTCACGGCATCGTCCAACGCTACCGCTACGATTGCCATCGGTGACTCGTCTGCTGCTTCGGGGTATCTCGCTGCACAGGCACTTGCCACCCCGGGCATTTATGGTGGTACCCCCGTCCTGTCGGCTGGTGCCTATCTGCCAACCCTCAGCGGCGGTAAGGTGTACTATACTGCGGACACGTTGCTGCTCACCTTCGGTACGGCCATTCCGACCGCCGCTCTTGTGCGCATCTTCGCAACGATCAGCGATCTGTCGTAAGCCTGAAGGGGGCGAAAGCCCCCTTCCCACCCAACAAGGACCAGTTAAACATGCGCTACCTCATCAACATCAAGGATGGTACCATCTATGAATGGGACGAAATCCTTGCCGCTAACGCGCTGTGCCGTGAGTGCAGTGAGCAGGAAGCCTTCCCCGAAAAGTTCATCGCCAAGTCTGCTCTTGGCCGTGTACCCAAAGTGAAGCTCAACACGCCAGATATTCCGCCACAGGAAGAGCCTGCGGATAATTCTGAGCTCAACGCTGACGCTTCGCAGGGCTTGCCCAAGTGACATTCGCTGAGGTCATCGTAGCTGTCCGTGACTTGCTGCAGGATGCAAACTCAAATCCTGACCTGCAGCGGTACACTGATGATCAGCTTGTAGGGTTTGCGAACCAGACCCTGAAGCGGATTGCCTTGCTGCGCCCTGACCTCTTCGCCTACATTGGCGACATCGCACTGACCGCAGGGGAGACACTTCAGTCTGCTCCTGCGGACTCTATCCGCATCTTTGAAATCTTGCGGGTGAAGAACGGCGCAGCCGTCCGCGAGACCGACCGTCACACAATGGACCAGACGTACCCAGAATGGGTGAGCGACCCGCAGGGTCCCTGTGTCAATTGGATGCGGCATCCTCGCAACAACAACAAGTTCTTTGTGTATCCACCGTCCCCCAATGGGCAAATCCTGACCGGTGAGTACGCAAAAGCTCCACCCAATTACAACATCGGCGACACGATCGCTTTGCTTCCTGACGTGTATTTTCCTGTTGTGGTTGATGGTACAGTCTATATGGCTGAGGCTGTTGACACTGAAAGTGTGAGCAGCCAGCGCTCGGAGATGTTCCAGAAATCCATGACGGGCATGCTTGCCGCAGGGCTTGACGCGCGGTCAGTCACTGATAAAGAGGACGCTGCCGTACCAGCAAAGAAAGGGTCGTCATAATGTCGATGCGAGCCTTTCTATCCATCGAACGTAAACTGGCAGCCAGCGTTGCCGGCTGCCCTCGCCCCACCATCGAGCAGCATGTGCGTGACGCCGCTATTGAGGTGTGCAACAAGACCAAGGTGTGGCGGTACGAGCAGGACTCGATCCGGCTCTCAGCTGGTGAGTACAACTACGATTTCGATACGCCCGATTTCACGGAGGTGGCTGCAATCATAAGCGCCACGATGAACGGCACCCCACTATCACATATCACTGAAGACGAGCTGCACGACGCGATGCCGTCATGGCCGCAGACAGCGGCAACTGACTGGGCCACTCCGACTGTGATAAGTCAGGTTGCCGTTGACCAATTTGTTGTGGCGGCGGTCCCTGACGCTACCCAGACATACGATGTCAAAATGTTCCTCGCGCTCAAGCCTACGGTCGATGCGACCGGTATGGACAGTGCTGTGTTCGATCGGGTTGAGCAGATCATTATCCACGGCGCGCTGCAGCATCTTTTGGTGCTGCCTGAGAAACCATGGAGCGACCGCGAGCTTGCGACGTATCATGCGAAGCAATACACATATAAAACTGCGTCGTTCCGTGCCGACGCCAACCTCGGTGCAACACGATCTTCACTTTCCGTGAAGATGCGCCCTTTCGTATAGGTGCCAGATGTCAGACGTTATCAAGCTGGTGCAGGGAGATACACTCCCTTCGATTACGATCACCCTCACTGACGAAGTCACTGGCGCAGCTTTTGACCTGAGCGGCGGCGGTACTTCGATTGCAATCAAGTTCCGGGCGGTCAACGCAACCACTGTGTTGGCTACGATTGTCGGCTCCGTGGTTGACGGCCCTAACGGTGTGTTCGAGTTCGATTTCACCCCGTCTGTGCTGTTAGGGATTGACCCCGGGCAATATGAGGGCGAGATCAAAGTCACGACTGCAGCTGGTCTCCAGACTGTGTTTGAGCCCATTAAGTTCCGTGTGAGGGCCAAGTTCTGATGCGTACATGGCGGAGCACCTCTGGGCGTAGCAGCAAGCGGCTTCTGATGACCGCCAGCCTGCTTGTGCCTATGGTCGCTGCCATCTCTGGTGTTCAGGTGGCTTCCTCGGCCAACCCCCGTCCTGCGGCTTCCTACGCGTTTCTAGACCCTGATTTTACGGTATCATATGCGCAGCCCATGGCTACCCTGACCAGTGGTCAGCTTGTGGCAACATCTCACAGCGTGCAACTCGTTGCTACGATCCAGCCGGCTGAGGGGTTGTTCGACTCTGCCTATGCTACAGATGTGCTGGCTGTGTTTGTGGGCAAGAGCCTTTCTGATACTATTTCTCCCGCCGACGTCATTGTGTTCAGTATGAGCCGTCCGCTGGCAGACAGCGTGACCGCAACTGAAGCGCCTGTGTTCAGCTTCTCTCAAGCTGCGTCGGATAACGTGACACCAAGCGATGCTGTTACATTTGGGTACTCTTTGGTCACCAGCGACAGCGTGGCAACTAGCGAAACCCCTGTGTTCAGCTTCGCTCAAGCTGCTGCCGATAGTGTGACGATGAGCGAAGTGCAGGTGTTCAACACAGGTAAGGTGCTTACTGACAGCGTGACGGCCACTGAAGCACAGGTCTTTGCTTTCTCACAGGTTGCTGCCGACAGTGTGACGACGAGTGAGACCCCTGTGTTCAGCTTCTCGCAAGTTGCTGCGGACAGCGTGACGACCACTGAAGCACAGGTCTTTGCTTTTGCGCAGGCTGCAGCAGACAGTGTGACGATGAGCGAAGCGCAGGTGTTCAATTTCTCGCAAGTTGCTGCTGATAGCGTGACCATTTCTGAGGCGCTCACAGACGTGTGGACCGCAAACATTAGCTTGTCTGATAGCGTCACTATGGCGGATAGTTTGTCTACGGTGTACACACCCGGTGGGGCTGACCCACGGTACATTAATGGCGCGGCGTTCAACCGCGTCAGCTTTAACTAGAGGAGAACAGAATGTTCAGCGACGAGACCAAAATTACAGGGGCCGTGGAACTCGTTCTGCGCTCCAAGTCTGGGCGGGTTAAGCGCAGGCTGAAGATCAAGAACCTCGTAGTCACTACGGGCAAGGTTTTCATCGCTGCCTCGATGGCCAAGACGACGGTTAACACGCCAGTCGCCATGACACATATGGCAGTGGGTACGACCAACACTGCACCGGCAGCTGGCGATACCACGCTGGCAGCGGAAGTTGCCGCCTCTCGCACGGCGCTTACCTCCACGACCCCATCATCGAATACGTGCGTTTATGTTTGCACGTTCGGCGCAGGTGTCGGCACAGGTGCGCTCGTCGAGGCAGGTATCTTCAATGCTTCATCGGCCGGTACTATGCTCTGCCGTTCGGTCTTCTCCGTGATCAACAAAGGTGTTTCTGACTCCCTGACCATCACTTGGACAATCACGGTCAACTAGAATGGCGGTCACCTCTTCCGCACTGACCAAGAACAACGCAACATCCACATTGGCGAGCTCGATCACCAATGTGGTGACATCGTTGACTGTGGCTGCGGGTGATGGCGCGAAGTACCCTAACCCCGGGGCGGGTGAGTATTTCTACTGCACATTGTCGAACGCACTGGGCACGACGATTGAGATCGTGAAGGTCACCGCACGTGCGACTGACGTGTTTACGGTTGTGCGTGGGCAGGACGGTACTACTGGGCAAGCATTCAACGCTGGTGACATCGTTGAGATGCGACCGGTGTCTGCACTTTTTGGTGAGAAGCTTGACGCAAAAGCGCTGAAGTATGTGAGCAAGACAGCTGACTACACTGTTGTTGCTGCCGACCTTGGGTACACGATCGAAGCCAACACAAACTCAATCACGCTCTCGCTGACGGCGGCTGCTACCCTTGGGGAAGGGTTCTGGTTCATTGCCAAGAACAATAACGCGGCTGGTGCTAACACACTGGTGGTTGACCCCAACGCGTCCGAAACCGTTGACGGCATTGCGACTTGCACTGACTACCCGGGTGCAGTCCGGTTGTTCTATTGTGACGGTGCTAACTGGCGCTCCCATCTTATCCAAGGTGGTACAGCCCAATGGGCAACGGGTGGGTCGTTCTCCTTTATAATGCCGAACAACGCCGTTGAGCTTTCTGTAAAGCTTTACGGTGCAGGCGGTGGTGGTGGTGCTGGACAATCAGCAGCAACAGCAACTGCACGTCTTGGGGGAACGGGCGGCGGCGGCGGATCCAGACAAGATAGAACCTTTTCACCCTTTGACTTTGGTGCGTATGGCTCAACCTCAACTATTGTTGTGGGGACAGGCGGGAGCGGCGGTACAGGAACTTCCGGTGCCGCTGGTAGTAACGGCGCTGGTGGCGGCAATACTTCAATCAATGGCTCCATTGTTGCTTATGGCGGTGGTGGGGGTAAAGGTGGAACGAGCGCAATTGCAGCTGGTGGTGGTACAGGGGCGGGAACAAGCGGCGCAGGAAACACCGCTCCAACTGCAGCTTCAGCGGGCGGCTCCCCTGCAACAGCAACAAACGCTGTTGGTATTTCTGGGCAAGGTGCTGGCTCCACAACCAATGTTAACACTTCCCCTAATCCTGCTGAATGGGGTGGGGCTGCTGGCGGCGGCGTCTTAACTGCTGGCGGCGCAGGAGGCCCCGGTGGACGGGCTCTCTATGGTGGTCCCGGTGGGGGTGGTGGTGCAGGGATAACAACTGGCAACGCAGCAGCAGCTGGCGGCGCAGGAGGCGCTCCCAATTCTTGGAGCACTGGCGGCGGCGGCGGCGGTGCTGGCGGGACCACTGCAGGAACTTCCGGTACAGCTGGGACTGTCACAGCTGGGACTTCCTATGCGGGTTCGGGCGGTGGCGGCGGAGGTACTAATGGCACATCTACGGTAGGTGCGGGGGGCGCAGGTGCTCGCGGTGCCGGTGGCGGCGGAGGTGCAGCGGCGTTGACGGGCACGGCTGGCGGCGCTGGCGGTAAAGGCGGCGACGGTTTTGCCGCGATTGCGTATAAGTAAGGAGTAGCCCTCAGTGGCACAGGCACTAGTCAAGAACAACGCGTACAGCACCCTAGCCTCTGGCATCACGAGCTCAGCGACGTCGTTGACTGTTGCCACTGGGCATGGTGCTCGCTTCCCCGCAGTATCCGGGGGTGACTATTTTTATGCCACGTTGATCAACGCGTCGAACTTGCTTGAGATCGTCAAGGTCATTGCGCGGGCTGGTGATGTGTTCACTATCCAGCGTGGTCAGGATGGGTCGTCCTCGTTTGCGTATCTGGCTGGTGATCGTATCGAGCTTCGCCCTGTGGCGGCGCTGTTCAACGACAAGCTTTCGCTTGGCGGCGGCACGCTGACTGGTCCATTGGCCGTGCCCGCGGGCGCTGTGACTACACAGGTTCCACAAGTACAGGAAGTTGTGAAGCGCTCTGGCGACACGATGACTGGTCCACTTACTGTGCCTACGGTGAACGTGACTACGCTTTATGGTAGTGGAGGGATCGTTGATTTCCCCACAGGTAACAGGTTAGTGTCTCCTGATGCGGGCAGTTTTGTAGCCCCCGGGATGGTGCTCCAGACTGTCTACGCGCGCATTGATACACAGGCCACATATACGTACACGACCAGCGCCGGTCCGGGCTTCAGCGTGATGGACCTCACTGCGCTGACGATCAGCATCACGCCGAAGCTTGCTACATCGAAAATCCTCTTACAGGCTATGATCAGCGGCAGCCACAGCGACCAAGACTTTCTTTTCATCCTCGATCGGAATGGTACACCTATTGGGCGCAATGCTAGCGGTACAACTCGGCAGTTTGGTCTTGCAGCTGGTTCAGGCCAGAGCGGGTCCACCACCACTGATGGGTATCAGTGGAATTTCTTCTACATGGACGCTCCCGGGGCAACGTCTGCGCTTACCTATAAGGTGCAGTATCAGTCGTCGGAGAACGCCGTCCAGACGAGGACCTTCTACCTCAACCGCACTGCCGCGAACACAAACGCAGACTTCAACGAAGTCGGCATCAGTCAGATTATTGCACAGGAGATTGCACAGTAATGGACCTCGCTGCTGCGCTTAAGATACTCTATCCCAATGCAACGTGGTCGATTGAGCGTGACTACGCTTCCCTTGTGTGGCCGAACCAGATGGATGAGAAGCCATCAGAAGAAGTACTCGTGGCCGAAGCCACTCGGCTGCAGGCAGAGTGGGTTCGCACGGAGTACCAACGCAAGCGGGCCAAAGAGTACCCTGATCCCCGCGTTTACCTTGATGCGATCGTCAAGGGTGACACCGCACAGATGCAGCAGTATGTTGATGCGTGCTTGGCAGTGAAAGCCAAGTACCCGAAGCCGGAGTAGTAGATGGGCGTCCAAGTCACAAATAACGCAGCGAGTAAGCTGGCCGGCAGCATTGACACTGTCGTCACTTCGCTGTCTGTTACGGCCACTGAGGGCGCAAAATTTCCCGCAGTTTCGACTGCGTCAGGTAATTATTTCTACGCGACACTTATCGACACAGCGGGCAACATTGAGATCGTGAAGGTCACCGACCGTGTCACTGAC